CAATAGTTTTTTATTTTCATTAAGTATATATTCCATTTTGGCGAGATTTGCATCAATTTCTCTCAATTTTCGTTTGATGTGTTCCGGGAACATATCGTAACTTTCATCATATACAGGCTTTTTATCCTCATCTTTGAATGCTGCTACTGTCTTTATATCTTCAAATCGTACTTTATATTCTTCATTGTTCATAGTTCCTCTTTGTCTCTCAGATCCATTATCCAACATCTCCCGGCTCTTATGTGCTCAGGCGGTTTGACATTCTCAGGTATTTTTATGTGTTCTTTTGTGAATTCAGGGAGATTGAAACCCATCTTTCTTAGATTCATAGAGGAAAGAGCTTCGATGTCTTTTTGAGTGATCATTGTCTCCATCCTTTTATTAAGTGCTGTGGGAGCTTGACTTTTTTGTGAGTTCTATTGATATTGATTACCGGCTGCTTGTCGATTTCGTTTTTAAGTTTTTCAACATCATATTCTCGTTTTTTAACTTCGCGTGCGGTTTGATATGCTTCGAGGAGTTTAGTTACAGTTTCATGATTTTCATTTTCTGCATTCACAAGAGCCTCGTTAACTGCTTCACTGAATGATTTTAAAGCGTTCTGCATTGTAAGGAACGCATTCTGAAGCGCTTGTATTGATTCAGGAGAGATTAAGTTTTCAACGTTATCATATCTTTCATCCATGTGTGCCTCTCTTATTATCTCCATCCTTTTCTTAATCCCTCTGGCAACTTCTTAACGGGATCCCTAATTTTAAATCCAAATGCTCTTCTCCATGTGGAATCGCGAAGAGTGCCGCTCAGTTCACATTCTCCTATGTTTTCAGTGGTAGTGCTTGATAACTGAGAATCGAGGATCAAGTCTTCCACGAGGATTCCGTCGATGAAAACTTTAGTTTTTTCGTGCATGTTTCCTTAACGCCTCTCTTATTTTCAGTTCATAATGATCAGATAATGGATAACTCTTTGTGCACTGAGCACAAATTAAAGTCATGTAATACTCCGGCTCAAACCGATTCCATATCTCATGCGTATGAACCTCTTTGATTATCTGAGCGGATACATCACCACCGCAATCGGGACATACATAAATCTTCATTCGTGATTGTATCCGTTTACATTTTTCATAATTTGGCATGGTTCTTTAACACCTCTCTTATTTTTTTAAGCCATTCTTGATACAATGGCATCTCTCTTTCACGTCTCTGGCTCATACCAAATCCGCCAACATTTCTCCAAAATCATCTTCAACGTATTCAAGTTCGATGTGATACGAAATATTTCCGCTATGGAGTATCCAGGGAGATTGCTCGATGTATGCTACTTTACAGATTCGCCCATCGATTCGTACTGTGTCGCCTACATGGATGTCTTTTATTTTGTGGGTCGTTTCTTCTGTCATGTTTTACCTCAAAATTAATACCAAGGCTCAAATCTTCTTTCAAATTCACTATAACTAAAACCATCTTCCCATGCGGCTTTACCGTCCCACCATGAGAATATAATATACTTGCCGTTATAATCTTTCACTTTGATATGGAAACCGTTTAATTCATCCTCTGGGCTTCGAGTTTTCCATCTATCTGTGGATTCGAGTAGAGAAATATTAATCATATTTCATCCTCGTATTCCATCAAAATGAATCTGTTAAACCCGTTTTCCCTCACAACTTGATACTTTTGAATTACTGCCCTTTCACCTAGAGTCTCAACGTTTTTCTTCAGTTCCGTTATTTTTGCTTCCGATGGAGATTCTGCTATAATACAGTGAAGTTCTTCAGATGGATTCCAGCCATGCTCATTGAAGAAACTTTCAAACAGTACGTATTTTACATCGTTCATGTTTAATCCTCACACAATTGAAACCAAGCCATCCAAGCGGCTCTATATTGAGCCTGCCATAGTCGTCTTTGGAGTAATGGGTTCTCCATTATTCTTTCTCCATCTCATACCATTCCTCTACAGCCGTTCCACTCCAATTTATAACCGCTCCTATTTCATCCCATGACTTCCCTTCGCCCCTCATCCTCTTAACGGTTTCAAAATGTCCCTGTTGATGCAGCCCGATCAGTGGTTTAACGTCTGCATCCTTCATTTTTTGACAGAACTGTTTTAATAAATCGTTCATTTTATTACCTCTCAGAGAAGTTCAGGATTCTCGTAGACATTCCCGACAACTTCAATTAATCTCACATCAAAATAGCAATGTGCCACGTTTTCAAATCTATCGAATGCTATATCAATTATATTTCCATCGAGATCTCAAATCAAACAGTTATCCGAGGTTTGGATGTTAGAATCATATACCATGACTTTAGTTTGTTTGTTATATAGTCTGAATTTTATTTCTCTCATTATATCCACGTTTCCCCGTTCCATTCTTTATCGTACTTTAAATAAACTATATAAGCAAGTGTTATACAATCCACATCATATGGTATTTTACATCCGACCCGTGATAGACGTTCTTCTGAAAATATATGTAGCATGTGAATAAATGTGAATCCATTTACCGCAGAACATTCTTGAAGTTGTTTCTGTGATGGAACCGGCCTTAATCTATCAATACACTCTTGTTCTGTTTCAAGAAAGATCCTGTCTACCCATGCGACTTTTACCAACCCGTGACATATGCATTCCATAAGGATGACTTCGCCTCTTGATAAAGAATCTAAGCAGAGTGCTTTATCTCCTATGTGCCATTGCCAGTCTTTGAAGAAGTCTCCCGGTAAGGCTAAAATCATTTTATTGTAAAGATCGTCCATGTTTATTCCTCATCACTCGATGTCGTTAATCCGGGAATGAAAAAAAGTCCAAGTAGACACAATAGATTTTTAGTAAGGTAAAGCGCAAACGCGAGTAAAATAATAATTGAAATTACATTCAGAGAATGTGACAGCCAGGGGCCAATTTCAAATTTCATGTTTTACCTCATATAAAATTCAGCATCTCAAATGTGTATCCATTCCCGGTGAAATACCCGAGAACGAAAGTGAAAACAAGCAGGAATAACCATGTTTTAGTTTTTATGAGTCTGTGTCTTGTCATGTTATTTCTCCTTCTTTATTTCCGTTCATCTTCTGAAACTTGGTATTCCCATCCACCACATAGCGCATATTCCTTGTTTCTATACCATTCACTTTTATAATTATACACTTTCTCCATTATGAAAACGATAGCAAGCATTTCTTTTGTAGGGAATAATAATCCTAAATCGTGCCTTTTTTCCATCAGACTAATAACAAAATTACTGAAATCAAGTATAGCACCAAATTCAGTTTCGTCTATTTCATTCATATATATTAATAAAAGATCTTCAAAAGTTGGAATCCAGTATACGTTACTGTTATCACACCTAAACCATCCATCCACGTTCTCTTCAAGTTTATACAGGATTCCTTCTAAAATCTGGTCGCCTTTGAAGTATTCACATTCATTGCCTCCCGTCTCATCAGTAAGACCTGTATATTTTAGTTCTTGGATTTGATCATGTTTGCACATTTCGTAATAGTCTTCTACGGCACTCATTTCTTCCTCCTAATAACCTCAATAACTTCTTTTGTGGTATCAAAATCTCTTATAAAATCAACACCTAAAGCTAACCTCCCTTTTTCAATTTCATCATTTTTTAGTTCTCTATCAATCACGCTATGTTTTACAATCTCACCTGAGTTAAAAATCAATTTAGGCATTGTGTATTGATATGCAATGTAACTATTTAAAACTTCCCACTTGATTTATATAAAAGTGGGAAAAAGAGTTATATATTTTGGAAACGTTTAACACTTATGCACATCAAGAAAATACTTTTAATCTTGTTACTTTTATATTATTCAGTTTCACTCGCGCAAGCAGGCACAACATTAAGTCCTGATTCCGGGCATTCCAATCAAAAACAAATTAATGATGCTTTATAAAAAAGAAATTTATTTGTTATTGTCCCAAGTGGGGGCAGGGAGCATACAGTATTTTAAATAGAGATCTACGGCTTTTTTGTTCCTATTTTCTTCGGGGGTGTTTGTTATATACCATTCTAAAAGTAAGATGTTGATTTCACGCATTCCCGTTCCAGTGTTGCCATTGTGACGTATAGAATGATGTAAGTCGCTCGGTACGTAAATTGTTATGTTGTTGTCCCTTTCAGTTGGATTTTTTGAATAACGGAGATGATGAGCTTCCGATCCTTTGAACCATTCGTTTATCGGTTTGTGACCGAGTTTTCTTCTTTTATTTTTTTGTCGTCTTGAACGTTCTTTTCCGTTAGGCGTTTGAAGATATTTTTTAGAATATAATTTTTGATATTCAATATACGTTTCTCGATGTTCTTCTCTATATTTTTTATTATACCCTCGACTCCACTCGTTTATTTTTTCTTTATTTTTGATTTTATATTCTTTCCTTTTTTCTGTATTATTTTCTCTCCACTGTTTGCAAAGTTCTATCTCGTGTTCTCTCTGTTCCACATGCCTTTTTTTTCTTTGTTCTTTTAGTTTTTCTTTATTTGCTTCTCTATATTTTTTTTTAGTTGCACATATTTTTTCTTTATTTGCTTCTTTATATTCTCTGATTTTATCTTTGTTTTCAATGTGATATTTCTTTTTCTGTTCAGTAAGCCGTTCTTTATTTTCCTCTCTGTATTTTTTACCATACTCTGTGTTTCGTTCCTTGTTTTTTTCATTGTATTCTTTTTTGTCTTTGGTTATTTTTTCTTTATTCTTTTCTCTGTAATTTCTGCCATATTCTTTAATACTTTCTTTGTTTTGCTGTGCGCGTTCTTTTACACAATGTTTACAATGGCAATATAATCCATCTTTAGCCTTCGAAGCTTTACTAAATTCGCTTTCTTCTTTCTCTGCCCCACATTTACTACATTTTTTCATATACCCCGCCTCAAATCAATAATTAAAATTCCATCTTCATCATCTATTCCCAACTTTTCACCTTTTTGAAGATTATACTTTTTTACAAGATATGCAGGAATATGAATCGAGGCTCTTCCTTTTGAGTCTATAAACACGGTTATCTCTATCATCTGTTATATCATATGTCAGTACAAACATTTATATCTTTTGATTGCTTAAAAGAGATTATGAAAATTGTTTATCTGATGATATCTTTTTTATTTTTGATGTTGCCTGGGATAGCTACAGCAGATGATACACAAGAAATCCAACAGTTAATAGATGATAACGCAGGTGGAACCGTCCAACTCGAAGCAAAAACGTACACCGTAACGCAGTTTACAATTCCAGATAATACTGTATTAATGGGAGCATCTAAAAACGGGAAAGCCACGACAACTATAAAATTAAAAAATGAATGCGGGCTAGGTAAAGGTGTTCCAGTAGTTCCTATTAATTATGGAGAAAATATAGAAATCTGTTATATAAACTGGGACGGTACTCAGGACAACCAAAAGTATGTACCCGTGCAGCCGGGAACCTCTAAAAGGTGGGGACAACAGTATAACACTTTTATCTATGCTCAGTATTCAAAAAATATTCACGTTCACCACTGTGATTTTTACAATAACCTGGGTGACGGGTTGAGAATATCCTACTGTGAAAACGTAGAATTCGATCACAATACAGGAAGTATGGGCGGGCATGATACATTTTTCGGGCTACGCTCGGAAGGACTTGATATTCACGATAATAATATCAACCCTCTTGTAAATTCTGCTGTCAGGATACTCGACTGTTCACACGTGCGTATCTACGACAATTATATAGAATGGATAGGCCCGCGAGACGCAGGCCCAGGCATTCAGATCCAGCATGATTCCGGGACAATGGAAGACATAGAAGTATGTAATAATGTAATTATAAGTTCGTGGGGTTCAGGGCTCTGGCTCGTTGGCAAAACATCAGGGGGGGAAGACCTCTGGTTGCACCATAATTTATTTTTGAACTGTGGGAAAAATTACGGTATTTATTGGGTTGGTGGAATAATAGCAAGCGGGTATGATAACGCGCTCATTGAGAATAATGTATTTGATGGTTCTTATCTTGGTGCTATAAACTTTTATGCTGTTAATGCAGGATGGGCAACTTCTGCGACTGCTACGCTTAAAGAAAATGTGTTTACTTGTTCGATTCCCAATAATAAGGATAAAACAGGAGGGTGGGGAGTTAATAATCAAATCTCAAAACAGGAGATAGTAAGCTCATCTAATTGTTATTGGAATAACAAAGCAGGAGATGTAAGAGGGTGTTCTGTTTCTGGGTCGGATTTGTTTATTGATCCAAAAACACATGAAACTCCTTCCGGGTGGACATGGACGGGCACAACCTGGCAGTGTGACCGCGTGAAGCCTTCCGAGATGGGAGATTATACCGGAGGAACTTATGATGATACTGAGCCTCTCACGGAGGAGGAAATAGAGGAGTTTGATTCAATCTTCGATGTCCTCAGTATGGAGTTCTCAGATGGTGCATATATCGAGCAGGGGACTCTTAACCCAGCAAAGGAATGGACTAAGCAGGGGCGCTATACAGAAGCCTGGATAGATGTTACAGGCTATAAAGGGCAACTCCGTATAGGCAATAAAACATACATTCCCGAGAGTCCGGAGAACTGCGCCATAGTCCTCTTTGGAACTGAGAACCTGGCAAAAAGACCAGTAAGCCAGAAAACAAGTACAGAACTCTTATCTAAGGATGTGGAACTAACCGTAAAACTAACCGTAAAAACAAAGTATGAAGTCAAAGCGTACAAAACTTATAAAGTGTTAGGGCAAACCGTCAAAGTCCCTTACTATAAAGAAAAAAGTGAAACCGTTGAATTTGTGAAAACATTTGATGCGCCTGAAATGTTCCCTGTGTTTGAGCCTCCTATCGTGTATGTGACTCATTACAATGGGTCTCACGCGATTGTATATACTCCCGAGATTGATGGAATAGTCCGAGTAGATACCTCTTACAATGGCTCTGGATGTACTGAACGCAGGCTCTTAGGTTACATCGGCACAGCAGAAAACGGATTTAAGAGTACACGATATGAAACCATAGATTCGTGGTCCATATCAGGAAAGCAGATGACACAAAGTAGAAAAGGAGTGTATATAAAAGAGCCGTTTGACATTGAAAAACTAAATGTTACGGTAGTAACTCCTTACGATTCTTTCAAGATTGAAGAATTCGAGTATGAAGTAATAGAAGACAACAGTTTAAGAATACTGAGTTATCCATTACTCAGTTTCCTTGTTGTGATAGGAATCTACGGAAGGGCAATATTAAAGGTTCTTTATATGGTCGTGGGTAAAGTCATTTAAAAAAAGATTTAATTTTTTACCCATTCCGCGCCATTAGACCAAAAAACAGAACTTCCTTTTTTTATTAATTTTTGATCACCAAAAAAAGAATCAACATCGAGATATATTATTTCTTCTTCTTCGTACCATTCACCTGACTTATCATAATTGGTCTGATGCCATCTATAAGTACCATCACCGAATAATTCAAGAGTATTATTTTCGTTATCGGGATCAACAAACGTTTCTTGTGTGAGCGCATCGGCTAAACAGCCGGAAGACAACAGAGCCAGCGTTAAAATGATTATAACCTTTTTATACACAGCATTTCCTCTTTTTCATTCCATTCCGCTTTAAGATCTTTGCCTAAAGGTAGAGTTACCAATTCAGATATTCCTTTTTTGAAATATGCGCTTATCGCGCCTGATTTTTCACGCCTTAATGTTACAGTTCCGGTTTCAATATCATTACTCATATTCTCTTTATAGTTATTTACAAATACTTATATCTTTTGTTTATTCATATTTTTCTATAAAAATACAGATAAGTATAAATATTTTGAGAGATGTTTAGATATTTAGTATGAAATCCAGAGAAATTGCTAAAAGGATAGTTTTTGGGGCAGGTTCTGTTTTATTGACTGCCAGTAACGCACTTGCAGCACCTGGGGATAACTTCACGGGTACAGTAATAAACGGATTGGATTCATCCATACAGCCGTATGCTCAATTAACAGTCCCCAACATTTACTCATTGTTTCAACTCGTGATAATCGCGGCTATATTCGGGTTCTCCGCATGGAGCGCATTAGAAGCAAGAAGAGGGCACAGTCAGCAGGCATCCAACTCTAAAAACCACGCTATAAGCGTGTTCTGGATAGGAATTGGAGCTTATGTCCTCTACAATCTGTTTGTCTGGTTTTCAGGAAAATTCGGGATGTAACACTACATCCTGGATATATTGCTTTTTTAGGAGCTGTTTAAGATGAGAAAGCTTTTTAGCGTGTTTTTGATATTCCTTTTGGCGGCTCCCGTTTATGCTGCGGAAGGACCGAGCCCCGAAGAAGCAGGGGCAAACATAATTTCAAAAGGATGGGAAATGATTCTCCGTTCTGCAGCTGACGCTATAAATTCGATATGGGCTGATGGGATGTATTCTTTAGGATTAGATGAAAACATAAGCTCAGAATATGGAGCTACCAGAGCTTCACTTATGGAATTCATGACGATAAACCCGGAGCCTCAGAACATCCCTGAAATTGCCGAATTCGAGAAGAACTCGTATTATACATGGGGTATTCTCGTAGTGATATTCATCTTTGGGATGGCAACAGCTACAACAATAGCAAAAACAAATTATCAGGCATATTCAAAAGTACTCGGAGAACGGGACCTTTCAGAAGAGAGGTTTATATGGGGGTCCGTGATGTGCATTATAGCATATTTCACTCCGTATTATGTCCTTGCTACTCTTGATTTGTGCACGGTAATCTCACAATATGCAATGATGGGCGTACTTGATTATATTGAACCGTCACTCGATAACGCTTACATGTACTTTTTTATGAGCTTAGTTGATCTCGGAGTCGCCGTGTTCTTCATAATAAGGCCCTGGATTATTGTAATAGTCTATGCAGCTTCAAGGATTCTAGGGGTGTGGTACTTCTCCGGGTTCTGGCATGAAGAAATAACATGGATTTGGAACAAGTACCACAAGATTGTATCTCTACAGGTTGTTAGTCTGTTCATTGCCTGCGGTTGCCTGATCTGTATAAAATGGATCGGTTGGGAAGATGGCGCTGGCGGGTATATCATAATGTTCCTTCTGATCGCGTATATAAATTACAAATGGATGTTTAGTAACTGGGGACTCGGGACTGTAACAAAAGCCGGGAAAGTGGCAATATTGAGGAGAGGATAACATGGCAGAAACTCCATACACGCAGCCTAGAAAACCGAATGTAATTAAGGATCACAGGGAAAGCGCATATAGTAACCCGCGCTCGGCTTGGTTCAGGTTTACCTTTGTTTTTGGGTTCTTAAGCTCGCGCCTGCTTGCAGTAATGAGAGAACACACAGATAGTCGGATACAGTTCACCTGTTTTTTAGGGCTGTTGGTGCTTGGGGGGATCTGGCTAAAATACATCGGTACAAATCCCCGGAAAGCTGAACGACTTTGGACGAAAATAAACTTCGGGATAGAAGAGAGGACAGGGAACCACGTAAAAAATAAACTCACTGCTGGCGTTTCATTCTTGAGTACAGTTTACCCACTTAGGAAAATTCACGCTAAAGGTCTTTTAGAGTTTACTGGTAATGAATTTGCGGTAGTTATCGCACTTAACCCTAAGAGAATCACAGAAGACGAAAGAGAAGGACACTCACTAGTAATGAAAGGCTTAGTAGATGGTCTACACGCTGGCAGGATATTCAAGATTCACGCTGTTAGTAAGGTCAACCCTAGAAAAGTCATTATCGAGTACATTATGAAAGTCGCAAACAAAGCAGGAAGCAAAGAACGCGCTGAACACTTGAATGGTATCCTTCAGAAAGTCATGGGCGATAAAACTCACATTATGATGTATCGCTATTATGCGTTCGTAGGGCTCGGAAAACATGATACCGTTCAATCCGCAGAAATCGCAAGAGGGGCGGTTCTTGATGGGCTCCTGCTGAACATGAAAAGAGCGAATCTAAAACCTAGACAGATGGAAGACGCGAAGGAAATTAAGAAGTTTTACAGGGAAATATCAAGTGAGAGGGCAATTTTATGATTAATCCGGTAACATACATGAAAGATTATTGTAGAGGTCTTAGACTCTTTAACGCTCGGGCTGAGGAGTACATACTCGAGAAGGAAGAAGAGGAAGACTTTTCTAGGTTAATCTCGCCTGACCGCTTTGAAGAGTATGATACTCACCTGCGCATTGATGAACATACTTATGTGAGATGTATAGTTGGTGGACTCTCCGAGGAAGAAGATGTTAACGGGATTCCACCAGGAATGACTAGCAGAGCGATAGAGCGCATACAGGAGCTTTCATTTGTAGGCTGTAAGATAGACATCTGTACGGGCTTAATCAAGATCCCGAGGGCTGAAACAAGCGACCTCTTGAAGAAAGCATATATCAGTAATTCAATGGACCAGGAAACCGCAA